TGATGGTTTCGCCGGTTACTACGCCACGGTATTCACGGATAGGGTGGCCTTCTATGGTTGGAGTGGTACTTAAAATCATAACGTATGTTCTAAATAATTGAAAATTAAAAACTTATGCAGACTGCATTTTTCTTGTGCAGTTTTTATTCAGGTTTTTCACGATTTCGGACGTGAAACCAGTTGCATAAAACTCTCCCGAGCCAAGGAGCAGCCAGTATGGGTTGATGTGGTAGTCACGGACTAGGAACTGAACCCAAGACGGACGGAAACGACCGTAATACTCGGCAGGCTTTTCTCGCAGGGACATGATGTTCCAGCGGTTGATACCATACCGGTCGGTTATTGTCTTCAGACCGCCAATGCAACCATCAGCCTTCAGGCGGTCGATGGCTGAGAAGAAACGAACTACTATATCCACATCAGCGGACATCAGATTTTTATCTTCCATAATCTTTCTGTTTTTGATAGGCACGACTGAAAACGCTTTCCAGCCTTGCCCGATGATTATTTAATCTTTGCGACCAGTCCTGCAACTGAGCCAGCGTTGGGCGAGAAGTCAGCAGCCCATCCACCTCGGAAGGGGTGAGCACTGGCAAATAATTCTCGTAGGCGAGAAGACTAAGATACTTCATTCAAACACAAATTGCCGAGGTTGTTTCTTTCTTTTAATTTCATCAAAACCACCTTTGGCAACATCAGCTAGACTTTTGTAGGTATAGAATGATGAGGATGGAAGAAACCCTTTTTTGTTTTCGATGGTAACACCTTCTGAGGATGGGATAAAGAGGAAACCTTCTACCTTTCCAGTTGTTACCTCATTTCCGTCAATCGTGTCGTCAAGCCTGTAAGTCCTACCCTTTTCTTCACCTTCAAGTGAGACAAGAAATTTGAGCGTTCTTTGCAGTTCGTTTCTTCCACGAAACCTAAGATAGAAAGATTCAATCATTTTAGCTGAATTAACATTGTTTATCTGCCAGTAATACACCGTGTCTTTTTGCGGCTCAAAAACGGTGTAGCTAATAACTGGAGAAACGTCATAACTCCTAGATAAAAGTGTTTGCGAACGCACACCCACGCACGCAAGCGCAAGCACGAATAACATTATTAACTTTTTCATATTGCCTAATCGTTTAAATGATTTATATTTCTGTCGTAGAACTCATTCCAAGCCTTTTTCTTGATGAAGACGAAGAAGAGCAGCAGCCCTAGGGCGACCATCAGCAGCTGCAGCGGCTGGCGAAAAACACCGAACCCGAAAGAACGCTGGAAGTCGATGCAGAATGAAATCAGCACTCCGTATGTAGCGAACGCTCGATGCACCCAGCAGAAGCCATAGGCAAGGCTGACGATGATCCAGGCAATGAAGCCGAAGAGCGAGCAGTCGAATATCCACTCTGTGAGTTTTGCCCTATAGCCCAAAGAGAGCAGGGTGCAGTGCACCAGCATAACAAGCGCACCCACTGGAGGGATGATGCCTATTATCAACCTGCTAGCCTTCCATAGCCAGCTTTTACCTAGGGCAGCAAGAAGTATTTTCTCCTTCCGCTCTATGAAATCCTCATCTTTCATCTTTACTTAGAATATAGTTAATGATTTTTATCTCTGCCCGACAATGGCAAGCAGCGTTTTAACTTGACTTTGCAGGAACTCATTCTGTTCTCGCAGCAGTTTATTCTCAGCAGCCAAGGCAGCATCACTACCTATTGACTGGGAAACGTTGGAACTGTTCGAACCATTGACATTTGAACCAAAAACAGCCTCTTCCATCTCGGCAGGGAGTGGAGGGGCACACTTGTCGATGATTTCCTTTATCTTTTGAAAGAAATCTATCTTTATAGACTTGCGATTAAACTTCGCATTCAAGTTCTGAGGACTTGTTCCTAACTCCTCCGCAACAGCAGCAACGGACATTCCCGAGCGCTTTATATATTGTTTTAGTTCTTCTCCGTTCATATTAAAACAAAATTAAATAAAATTAAATTAATATTAAAACCACTATCAAATGTTTTGTAATCTAAAATATTTGTTTTATTTTTGCAACCGAATTACAAAGCGAGTTTAAAAACTCATTTGCAAAGATAAAGAAAATAATTTAAAATACAAATAAAATGGGAGAAAATTTTAATTATGATTTCAGAACCCCACTGCAGAAGCAGCAGGACGAACGAAAGAAGAACATCATAGCGATGTTTGCAGATTTTAGAGCAAAAGCACCTGCCGAGACCTCAGACAGCAGAATAATGCTCGCAGTATCACAGCGTGTTGGTTGCACCCAGCAGAACGTGCGTGTTATCCTCATCAAGGCTGGAGTTATTACACCAAAGAAGAGACGTGCAGCCCTGCGCAAGTAATCAAGTGGAACCATTAAACATTCAGAGCGTATGAAGAAGTTTATCGAGATTATCACAAGTGACGAAGTAATAAGCCTGGCAGTTGCCATCGTATTAGTAACTTTAATCTTTTGGAGGGCTTAGTTATGACGAACGAAGAACCAAAGGTAGCAGACGCAGGCAGATACACCATGACAGAGACCTGCAAGGTGCTCGGCATCCATCGCAACACCCTGCGCAGATGGTTGCAGGCTGGTAAGATTAAGGTCAAGTTCCGCAGAATCGACAACCGCAAGGTTTTCGAGGGCAGCGAGATTAAAAAAGTCTGGAGGATTGCATTATGAGTAAAACATCAATCAATATGAGCTGGAAAGAAATGATACAGGTGGAACGTGGTGCCGATATTACAGAAATGGAAGCACCTATTCCTAGCACGATTGGAGAAGGCTTCACCTTCTGCCTTGATCTTGATGGTGAGAAATATACCACAATAGGTGATTATACGAAAGGAAAGCGTAATGTGGAGTTTTGCATAACTTCTTATATAGGTTATTGTGGTGGAGCAGAGCATTACTATTGCTCTATTAGTATTCCCGTGGTAAACAGAAGCGGAAATAAAATTGCAGGAGGATACCTTGGTGGCATAAAGGTTCCTAACGAGTACCAGGGATTCAAGGCGAGTATAGTCAGACCTCTTACAAAAGAGGAAGCGGCAGACACTAAAAGATGGGAATGGTACGAAGAAGGTGACATGGTGGATGCGTTCTGCTCACTCAAAGAACTTAATAAATGTATCAAAACGATCCGTCAGATTTTTCCGGAAGACAAATGGAATGTCGTGATTAAAAGAAATATTTAGCATTATGAAACCAAGAATTATCAAACAATGCGAAGAGGCAATGTACGATGCCATCTGGCTGGAGATAGACCGTGAACCACAGCGACCAGCGGTTGCAAGGGTAGACATCAAGACCACGGCAGGCGACATTTCAGTATGGTGCGACAGAACCGGAAACACAGCGGTCGTTTCGCACAAGAATAACAACAACGACAGCGAGCGGCTGGAGGAAGCTATCGAGGGTTGCGTCAACTATCAAGACGTGATGGACGACTGGCTGGAAGAGAACAGCCAATACGCAGACCAAGACCCGATGGACGCCTTCGAAGAAAGCAGGCTCGACAGCCTTATGGCTCAACTGGCTTGACTACGATGTTAAACAATTATTATATTGCTTTCTGCAGCGGCAGGGCAAAGGGCGCACGCAAAACTCATTTTTCAAAGGTTATCTAAAATTAGTTGTTTTTACCATGTAATATGCGGAAACGACAGCGTGCGCCCTGCAACGGAAGGGCATCCACCAGCAGGCAAGGGTGGTGTAGCAATCAACTGGGGTTCGAATCCCCAGCCTTCCACTAGAGTTAATGAACAATAAGTTGAACAATAAAAAGAACGAATTATGGAAAATGAAATTATTCAAGTGAGCGGTGGCGAAATGCTGGAAGCTATCAACCGCTCGGAGATTGACGGACAGATTGCCACAGCGCACAAGTTCCCTCGAGACATCATGCAATGCAAGAAGAACATGATAGCACTGGCAGCGATGGACGATGATGTGGCATACAACTGCTTCTACCACCTTGAGCGCACTAGCAAGGACGGAAAAACTACTGTTATCGAGGGTCCTAGTGTTAGGTTCACGGAAATCATTTCTGCCTGCTGGCAGAACCTGCGCATCGCTGGTCGCATCATCGCAAACGATGGCAAGACCATCACGGCACAAGGCGTATGCCATGACCTAGAGAGCAACGTTGCCTACTCTATCGAAGTGAAGCGCAGCATTCTGACATCGAAAGGTTACACATTCTCGCAGGATATGCAGGTGGTAGTTGGCAATGCAGCCGTGGCGATCGCCCAGCGTAACGCAATCTGCAAGGTCGTGCCGCAAGTATTGATTGCAAGCGTGGTGAAGGAAGTGCAGGCAAAGGCACTGGAACACATCAAGCAGACTGGCGTACAGAGCCAGTGGAAGAGCTGCGTAGCCTGCTTCCAAGTCTACCAGGTAACAGACCTTATGCTGCTCGACTACATCGGGAAGAAATCAGCCGAGGAAGTCACGGCAGAGGATATTCAGAAGCTGGCTGGTGTATACAACGCCATCAAGGAAGGCACGACCACCGTAGAGGAGACTTTCAAGAAGCCAAAGCAGCAGGAAGCCATCGCGCAGCAGGCGCAGGCAGCAGCCGAGAGCGCACAGAAGAAGGCAGAGAAGGCAATGAGCCGCAGCCAAGGCAAGACTGGCACAGCAGCGAAGAAGTAGTTTAGTTTATAATGTTATAACGTTTGCCCGAACCGCCACGGCACAACCTATGGGGTGGGCTCCCATCACAACCTACAAAGGGAAGCCGTGGCAACTTTTAAACATTCAGTTAAAATTATGGCAGAAAAAGAAAACAAACAGAAACACAAGAGCACCATCGACAAGTACTTTGCTAGAACCTCAAAGGCATACAAAGCATGGGCTGAGGAAGACGAGGAAGAAAGAAACTATCTTCAGATTGCAGCTGAGACAACTGGAGATGCAGATGAAGACGGAAACCAATGTTACAATTTCCATGTTGCTTACTCCGGTGGAACCAATATCCTCTCAAGCGGAATTGCTCAAGCAATGCAAAGGGATGAATTCATTCGCTCGCTTATTCTTGCAGCAGCAAGAAAATTCTCAATGTATAAATAAAAACATTCAGATATGAAACAGATAATAAAATACAAAAGCAGAGAGGAGTGGTTGCAGAACCGCTCGAAGGGAATAGGTGCATCAGAGGCAGGTACAGTACTGGGACTGAACCCATGGGAAACGCCATACCAGTTGTGGAGACGCAAGAAGGGCATCGACCCACCAAAGGTTGAGAACTTTGCGATGGTTGCAGGACATCTGCTGGAGGATGCCGTGGCGCAGTTCTTTAAACGAGAGAGCCACTGCCACATCATCAAGGCATCGACTGACGACTACACCATCACGAACACCGATACACCGTATCTGCGTGTATCTCCTGACCGCACCTTCTGGAGAACCGGGGCAACGCACAACGAAGCGAGCAAGAGCATCCTCGAGTGCAAGACTACGCAGATGCAGATAGATGCAGACGACCTCCCGAAACATTGGTTCTGTCAGCTACAGATGAACCTCGGAGTTGGCGAATACAAGGATGGAGCACTTGCCTGGCTGACAGCAGGCAGGGAGTTCGGCTACCGTGACATCGATTTCGACCCCGAATTCTTCGGATGGATGAGGGACGAGATAACCAAGTTCTGGCTTGAATACATCGTGGGTAACCAAGAGCCGCCAGCCTACAGCGCACAAGACGTTCTCCTAAAGTCTCCTCTACATGTAGCTGGCAAGGAAGTGACCGCAACGAAGGAGATACTCGAACAGATTGCTAGGCTCAAGGAACTCAAGGTTCTGAACAAGAAACTGGAGACCGAGCAGGATGAGATTGAGGACAACTTGAAGCTGTTCTTCGGGGACGCAGAGAGCATCGTGGACGGAAACGGCAAGATGCTGGCAACGTGGAAAGCACCGAAGGCAAGCGAGAAGTTCGATGCCAAGGCTTTTCAGGCAGACCATCCCAAAGCGTGCGCAAAGTACATCAAGCAGGTGCAGGGAGCACGGAGATTGCTCATCAAGTAAAGGCAGGGCTTATGGATGTTCCTATATCAAAAACCGACCTAAGGAATATAATTTCCCAACTGGAGAATTATATTTCCCTAGGTGGGAAAGTGACAGCACCGACCGACACAAGCCAGCGGAACAAAATCCGCATGGCTACTGTGCTCAAACGGAAGCTGGAGAAGAAACTATCATTATCAGAGTAAAATTATGAACGATTCATTCATCTTATACACATCATACTACGCTCTTATCGAGGGGCTGACCGATGAACAACTCGGGCAACTGACGAGAGCGATATTTCTCTACGCAAGGGATGGGAAGACTATAAATCTCGAACCAGTCGTGCGTATGGCTTTTGCTTTTATAAAAGACAATATCGAGCGCAATCAAGACAAGTATCAAGCCAAGTGCGAGAAAAACAGACAGATTGCACTTGAAAGAGAAAGAAAAAAGCGAGAGGCAAGAGAAAAAGCAGGGAACACGAACGTGCACGAACGTTCACGAACGTGCGAAAATAACACGAACGTGCACGAACGTTCACCTTATGATAATGATAATGATAATGAATATGATAATGATGTTTCTAAAGAAACAGATATAGAACCTTCTAAAGAAGGTATTGAGAGTGCATCGGTCAAGACCGAAGCACTCGGTGGCGGCAAGGGTTCGAAATCTCAAAAGATAGACTACGCTGCCGTAAAGGAATACTGGAACCGCAAGCATGATGAAACGAAGAGTGCGATGCCGCCTATTACGCTCATGACCGAGAACCGCAAGGTGATGGTCAAGGCAAGGGTTCGTCAATGCAAGGGAGACGTGAAAACTCTGTACCGGGTAATTGACATTGCGATGGCATCAGACTTTATGAACGGCAACAATAAGCATGGGTGGCTCGGAAAGTTCGATTGGATATTCGGTAATGAGCAGAATTTTGCAAAGGTGCTGGAAGGCAACTTTAACAACGATCCTGCAAGCCAGCAGCCGCAATCGGCAGCAGTCAAGGCGCAGGATCCTGCGGCAACGGCAAGACCGAGCATCGGGGAACTCTACGAGCAAGCCAAGCGTCAGCAGCCAGCGAGCCAGCAGAGCCAAGATGGCAAGTTCCGGTGGGTAATCCAGCAGAACCTCGAAGACCTTAAGAAGAACCCGAACAACAAGCCTGCAAAGGATTCGCTGACAAGATACTACGAACGTGGAGTTCTTCAACGGCTGGGCATCGACTGGAAGCCCGAAAAATAACGGATGAGGGTAAAATCAGCCGCTCTGGGACGTTTTCATGCTTCGGGCGGTAAATTATAAGGCAAACAGATTTTAAACACTTAAAACAAAAGAATTATGGCAAAAGAAGTATGTATTGTAAACAGCGAATGCTTCAAGACAGAATACCCGGTAGGGTCGACAATTAGCATTGAAGGTGTAAATTGCAATGTGGTTGAGGATATAGGCTTACCTGTGGAGAACTGCCACGAGTGCATCTTGTACGGTAAGAGAAAAGGCATTATGTGCAGGAATCTTGCTTGCCTGGACACCGAAAGAGAAGACCACAAGTTCGTACACTTCAGAAAGATTTAAAGCCATGAATGAATTATTTTTTCACGAATGCAGAGCCGCAGGGCTTGTATTCAAGACCTCAGACGACTGGTTCAAATGGCTGACCGATAACAGCTACGACATCAAGAAGCCGGTCGCAGAGCATGAAGGCTTCCAATACAACATTAATGATACTTGCATCAATCCGCACATAATCGAGTATGCCGTAGAGGGTGCAGACAACTGGGGATGGAAGGTAATGACCGCCAACACCCAGTTCGGCTGGATATGGGGGTGCGATATTCAGAACGGAAATACCGAGTGTAATATTTGTCCGGTTGGCTACCCGAGCAGATATGACGATCTCAGCATCTTCTACGGTAATGAGAAAGAAGCGGTTCAAGATGCTCTGACCTACATCATCAAATACCTCGGGAAGAATGCTGGAACCAAGAACACCAACCTACTTCTCTGGGCAGCTAAGAAGAAGCGAGCAGACATCATTCATCCACAGCAGGAACTTTTTAAATAAAAAAATATGAAAAAGATAGAAATCATCACGGACGAACACCGACATCACGTATACGTTGACAACACCGATTTCTGGCTCAATACTCAGGAACTGTTGGAACTTTATTTTAAACTCGGACACGTTAAGTTATAAACAATAAAAAACATTCAGACAATGGAACAGAAAGATATTGATATTTACGAGATACTCAAAGATGAAGAGCGTGGTACAGAGCTATACACGCCAATATGTGGAAGGGTGTGGTTCAGTGGAATGGCAAACGACAAGGACAGTAAGAGTGCAATCTGGACTGAACGCGAGAACGGAGAAGAACGCTTTTTCAACAAAAATGGAAAAATCTCCCAAGAAGGAGAAGTTCTGCTCTTTCCTTCTAACGAAATGCGAGACTGGAGCAAGTTCTTCAAGAAGGGAGACGTGCTGGAGTATGCAGGCGACGACGAGGGAATACAAGGAAGCTGCACCTTCGAAAAATTCGAGGATGAGACGAAGACACGCTTTCTCGGAAGATACGTCAAGGAGAAAGAAGCACTTTATTCAAAACGCCCTTCGAGTTTACGAACAGCCGATTGGGTCAAGAGCGATGATCCAGCAGACTATATCCGATTCGTTGAAGAGCGGCTCGGTGGCAAGTTGAACCGTGAAACTCTGGAGATTGAGAAACCAGCGAAACTTACGTTCGAAGTCGGCAGATTCTATGTTTTCAACGAGGACGATGAGGACGGAGAGTTGACTATCATCGGCAAGCTCATTGATAAGAACGAAAGCGAGGACACGCTGACATTTGGCGACCAGTACGAAATCGAGAACCAGAAGTTCGTGACCGACCAGACCTTCGACCTGCGTATCAGCGTGCAGAAGGAACTGCGAGAAGCGACAGAGGGAGAAATCCTCATGTTTCAAAAAGCTCGTGACATCTGGAGAAAAGAGAAGGAAGCAAGGGAGCACCCAGACTTCAAGACCTTTGACAAAGTTCTTGTAAGGTGCGGAAGAGGTTTCAAGTGGCTTCCAGCGTTCTTTGTTCGTGACCGTGGAGAGGATTTTGCATCTAGATACAACGTCTTGCCTTTACATAGCGGAAAAACAGCAGACTTCACCAGCTGCATCCCATACGAGGGTCATGAGAATTTTGCCTTCACTGACTACGATTTCGTAGACTTACCATTCTAGTGGACGTATGGCGAGTGAATTATGCAAGGCTTGCGATGCCGGGCGAAACTGCTTAAACGGCATCTATTGCCCGGAGCGCAAGCAATATGTAGAACATCAGGTAATACTTGAATGCAATGAGCGATTTCGCAACAAGGGAGAAGAACAGAACGTACTACCAGGAGCACCGGGAACAGATCCTCAGAGCCACGAAGGAATGGCGAAAGAGAAACCGGGAAAAATACCGGGCGTATCAAAAGGAGTACTGGAGTAAGCACTACCGGAATTACGGTACGAAGAACCGGGTTGCCGACAGAGCGATGCGTGAGAGGAAGAAGCCGGACGTAGAGAAGGCTCTTTCTATGTTCAAGAATCCGCAGCAGGCAGCGCATCTGGCATGGCTGCTCGAGAACAAAAAGAATAATCGGTCGTGAGTTCATTAATAGAGTTTTTAACCAGCGAGGACAGAAGGGGATGGCTCCTATCAAAACAAATAACTTATAACATCTTGAAATTACGATATGAGAGCCGGAAACGCATCTCCCGAAGTCTGACGTACAAACAAAGAAAGCGAGGTGGTACATGAAGAAGTAAGAAAAAGAAATCGTTAGAAATTATGCTTTTATTCATTCGGCTGGCGGTGGAAGAAGGAAGAACCCTGCAACATATACATTTTGTTATTCATTTATTTTGCAAGCGCAGGCACAACTTCCGGAATCCCTGCCAGCTTTCTCTATCGCAGCCGAAAAGAAGGGAAAGAAAGGGGTAGGGGAAAGATAGGGATAATAACGCATGTGCGCACGTATATGCGCACGTAAAGGGTGTTGCGTAAAACTACACCAGCAAAACAAAATAAACGCTTATGCGTGAAATTTGAACAAAATAAGTACTTTAAAGAAAAAATGGAAAAAGGAACAGTTATAATCGGAATCGACCCCGACAATCAGGAAAGCGGAGTTGGAGCAGTCTTTGACGACAAGAAGTTTCTCGCCTACAAGATGAATTTTCCTTCATTGATAGATTACCTCAAGGCTATGAACGAGAGTTGCAAAAAAATTAAGGTCGTTATTGAAGGCGGCTGGCTCAACAAAAGCAACTGGCATGTGCTTAATCGTTTCATGACAGCAGTCAAGGCAGCAGCAATCGGACGCTCTACCGGAATGAACCATCAGACCGGAATCTTGATTGTCGAGTGCTGTAAACACTACAATATCCCCTGCGAAATCGTCAAGCCACTAAAGAAGTGCTGGAAAGGCAAGGACGGAAAAATCACGCAAGACGAACTTGCTTATTTTGTAAGCGCAGGACAAAAGATGCCGAGAATGAACCAAGACCAGAGAGACGCACTTCTCCTCGCATGGGTATGTGCAGGATACAAGGTCAGAGTGAAGCCGAAGAAACCGCAGACACCCCTGCAGAAGACCATCAGAGCCTTTGACGGATAAGATAAAACGAAGTGTTGGAAAAAGTTAAAAGTGTGCAAAGAACAAACAACTAAAGCAAAAAAGTAGTATCTTTGCGCAAGTGTTTATCAGATAAGCACGTATTTCGAACTTAAAACAAGAAGAAAATGAAAACAGAAGAAATCGCACTATCGAGGGTCAGCGAGAACGACGCGAACCCTAGAACCATAACTGAGGCGAATTTCCAAAAGCTGGTCAAGAGCATTCTTGTATTTCCTAAGATGCTCCAGCTTCGCCCTATAGTCGTAGACGAAACCTACAAGGCACTGGGGGGCAATATGAGAACGAGGGCACTCTGCCACATCGTGAGCATGACACCGGAAGCTATCAAGGACGTTCTCGACACAGACCAGCGGCTGACCGATTCAGAGAAGCGGTTAACCGCCTACTACTGGAGCCTGTGGAAGGAGCAGCCAACCGCAACTATCGTTATGGCATCAGACCTCACGGAAGCACAGAAGAAAGAATTCATCATCAAGGATAATGCAGGCTTCGGAGACTGGGACACCGATGCACTGGCGAACCAGTGGAATACCGACCTCTTGAAGGACTGGGGTATTCAAGACTGGCAGCTGCAAGGGTGGATGAGTCCTGATTCCTTAAAAAATGGAGAGCAGGCAGACGAGGATCAGAAGGAGGCAAAGGACGATGAGTTCGATGAGGATACAGAGAAAATCCCACAGCGGTGCAAGGAATGCGAACTGTGGCAACTCGGAAAACATCGCCTTATGTGTGGTGACTCCACGGATGCAGAGCAGGTCAAGTTCCTTATGGGGGGGGCAAGTGGTTAATCTGTATCTTACAGACCCTCCATACAATGTTGGATATGGCTACGAAGGTTCTGCTATGATGAGCAAGAGAAAGCATAGAACGGATGGGCTGACGGTCAAGAACGACAAAATGGATAATGACAAGTTCCGAGATTTCCTATCGGCTGCATTTTTGGCAGCAGAAGAAACCATGGAGAAGGGTGCTGCTTTCTATATTTTCCACAGTGACAATTATTCGATGTGGTTCAGAGAGGCTTTGATGAGCACGAAAGATTTGGAGCTACGTGAGACATTGATATGGAACAAGGATTCGCTTTGTCTCGGGCGGCAGGACTACCAGTGGAAGCATGAGCCGTGTCTTTATGGATGGAAAAATGGAGGTGCGCACAATTGGTTCAACGACAGAGCGCAGACAACGGTTATTGATATGGCTCGACCTAAGGTATCAAGGGAACACCCTACGATGAAGCCAGTGCCGCTTTTTGCTTATTTGATGGGCAATAGCACAAAGGAAGGTTGGAATGTATATGACGGGTTCGGTGGTAGTGGCACAACGCTTATCGCAGCCGAGCAGTTAAACCGAAATGCGTTCTTGATGGAGCTCGACCCACATTATTGCGATGTTATCATTGCACGATGGGAAAAGCTGACTGGCGAGAAAGCAGTCAAGATAGACGAATTTAAGAAGCAGGTCGAATAGTTGCGATGTGTCGGCTTTTCTCTTCAAGGTTGATAAACTACACCAGTTTGCAGAAAGAGCGGCACACACGCAAAATTCGCACAAAATAACTCCAAGGGAGCGGAAACGAAAAAGGCAGGAGATTAACCCCTGCCCATCGCTTTGAGAATACACTGGTTGATGAAGTCGCTGCGGTCTTTCTTATCGACCCCTGCCAAGATGTTAGCCACGTCCTCGGTAGCACCGAAATAGAATGTTGCAGCGTATTTCTTCGTTCGCCCTGCACCCTTGCGAGCACCTCCCCAAGATTTGGAGGTAGTTTCATTCGTAGTACTCATAATGTTAAAAATTTGGTGATATGAAAATTAATTCGTAAATTTGCAAACGAAATCCCAAAGTGGGGTGGTGGTTCGAGCACCACCCCTTGGAATAATCAAAACCCTCAGAGCTCAATCGTGAAGGTTATTTTGATTTTCCAAATCCTAATCGAAATGTAAGTTCTCATAAGGCTTTGGGATTTCATTTTACTTTTCCCTCATCCTCGGAGGGTTTCAGTAAATAAGGACTCTTCCCTTATTACGTTTGCAAAGATACGAAATTTATTTGAAATATGCAAGTTTTTCAAGTAGAATTTTTATAAAAAATCAAATAAATTTCAAGGAATCAAAATATGCCACAAGGTAATAACAACAAGCATCGAGCGCAGAAAATAGACATTGAGAACCGCCTGCAGATTATCGCACCCCTATACCGCAGAGGGTGGACGGAGCGAGAAATCACGGCAGAGGTTCGCAAGCGGCTCGACAGACCGAAATACAATCAAGCGCACTGCGACATTCAGCGGTTATTGAAGGAGTGGAGGGAAGAGAGACTGACCGACACAGACGAAAAGATAACCAGCGAGGTGGCAAGGTTGAAGCTGGTGATACGTGAAGCGTGGGAAGCCTGGGAGAAATCCAAAGAGGACTACCACGAAAAGACAGCGACCCAGCAGGGACTGCCAATCGTAGATGAGCGAGGAAAGCAGATTTCAATCGAGACCGTCAAGGCGATAATGTACGATGCCGAGAAGCGAGGATTCGGAGAACCACGCTACCTCGACATCATCCTAAAGGCAGAGACGCAGATTTGCAAGCTGCTCGGTCTGGATAAGGTCGTGCTCGACCTGAACGCAGGCTTCCAAGGCGGCATCGAGGTTCGATACATCAACTCGGGACACCAGTGTGCATCAAGCGAGCAGGAAGTAATCGAGCGTGAAGGATTGGATAAAGAATAATTTTACCATAATTTTGTTTTAAGTTTTATTGTTTGTAAGAATGGCACTATTTGACGTTATTGGTGAACTGTATGACCCGAATGCGGACGTGAAGCCAAGGTTTCTCGTAAACCAAGGAGGCACGTCCTCGGGGAAGACATACACCATCATGCAGCGTCTTATAGTGCTTTCTTTCGAACATCCCATGGCAATTATCACGGTGTGCGGTCAAGACCTCCCGAACCTAAAGGTGGGAGCCATGCGAGACCTCGACACCATCCTGCACACAAGGGCAGAGTTGCTGGACTGGTTCAAGAACAACAAGAGCGACAGCAGCTACAGAGGAAAGAACGGCTCAATCATCGAGTTCAAGAGTTACCAGGATGCGCAGGATGCTAAGAACGGTAAGCGTGACTACCTGTTCGTGAACGAGGCGAACGGTGTGCCCTACGAAGTTTTCTGGCAACTTGCCATCCGAACCCGAAAGCAGGTGTTCATCGACTACAATCCAAGCGCACGCTTCTGGGTGCACAACAACATCATCGGCAGGGATGACTGCCGACTGATCCTGAGCGACCACCGAAACAACCGATTCCTTACTGAGCAGGAACATAAAAAGATTGAAGAGATTGACGACCCCGAACTGTGGAGAGTATATGCGCGTGGACTGACCGGAAAGATAACCGGACTTATATTCACCAACTGGGGTATCGTTGACAAGCTGCCACCAAAGGACGAATGGAAGATGGAATGCAGAGGGTTGGACTTCGGATTCACCAACGACCCGACAGCAGTGGAGCACCTTATATTGGCGCACGGAGAGTTGTGGGTGGACGAAGAAATCTACCAGCCGGGAATGACGAACGATGACATCGCAGACCGATGCAAGGAAAACGGACTGACGAAACGAGACCTTATCATTGCGGATTCGGCAGAGCCTAAGAGCATTCAGGAGATACACAACCGAGGGCTGTGGATAATCGGCAGCACCAAGGGAGCGGACAGTATCAACAACGGTATCGACATCTTGAAGCGTTTCCGCATCAACATAACAAGACGCAGCCACGGCATCATCGGGAACATGCAGCAATACAAGTGGAAGAAGTCAAGGGATGGAGAGACAACGAACCAGCCTATAGACGCATTCAACCACGGTATAGACGCAATACGATACGTAGCCCTTAAGAAGTTATCCGTAGCGAGCCATGGAACGGCTAGGGCGCACGTATTGAGACAAAGATAACGACAAAATTATAAAGCGTATGGATAATAACACTACATTCAAGTACTGGCTGGCAGTGGCAAGGCACACCAGCTACAAAATCGGCAAGCAGCCACGACCAGCGTTTGTCGGAGGAAAACAAGTGCCCGACAATCTCAACCAGCTATCAATCGGACAGCTGATTGACCTTTCCCAGCTATCAGACAGCGAGGAAAGTCTGTATCAGATAGTGACAACCGTCCTCGGTCTGAGCCACAAGGAAGTGGAGCAGGCTAGGGCTGTTGATGTCGTTATGCTCATCGGCTGGGTAACAGCAGAGGTCGAGCGCATCAACAAGCTCTTCGAGAGCACAGACACAGCGAAGCCAACACGACTGGAGAAGGAGGCAGGCATCGATACCCTGCGGTTCGGACTGTTCGGCATGCTGGACTGGTATGCGGTAAGGATGGGCATCAGCGACCACGACCAAGTTCTGAAAACACCATGGCTTCGCATCTACAAGTGCATGGAAATGGACAACAAGAGAAGCGTGTACGAGCGAAACCTGCAGAAGTTGCAAGCGGAAGAAATGAAACGTAAATCCAGATAATTATGGCAACAATCAGAGAAACATTGAAACAGCTGGCAGCAGACACGCTACCAGACTACACCTACCTATTCGAGGACTGGGACACAGCAGACACCAAGCTGGAGAAGCTGAACTATCCGGCAATCGTCTGCATCATCCCAGCCAGCGGCACGACAGAGATACGCAACGGCAGGGTATACGACACCGTGAACGTTGCCCTGGCTTATCTCGACACCGTACCGAGGGCAGCAGAAGGAGAAGACAACGGAGAGTGCATCGACCGAATGAAGGTGGCAGGGGCAAGGATGATACGAGCCATCAACCAGTCGCACCAGTTCGAACAATTGGAAGGGCAGCAGTACTACGAGACCATCATCGAGCGGATGAGCACGATCGTGTCGGGCGTAATGTACTCCCTGCAACTGACACAGAGCATAGGAGGGTGTGAGGTATGAGCAAGGGAGGCATTCAATTCGACCCCAAGGCGGCATCGCTCATTATGCGTGAGGAAGTGGAGAGAGCACGGCAGCTTATCATCAACCACATACGTATCAACGGACAGAACGCATCAGGGCGCACCATAGCGAGCCTAAAGGTGGAGCAGCCCAGCGAGGAAGAAACCATCCTCTGGGGACACAAGCCATTCGGGGTGCTGGAGACCGGACGAAGGGCAGGAAAGATACCATACAGCTTCCGTGGCATCATCCGGCAATGGATGAAGGACAAGGGACTGCACGGCAGACCTATACCCTACAAGACCGACCGGGCACACAAGTATACACCACAAGAGCGTGGCGACATGAGCATGGCAGGAGCCATCGCCCACACCATCGCCAACAAGGGTTCTAAACTGCACCGGACGGGCGGCAGGGCTGACGTATACAGCAACGTTGTGCCCGACACGATGAAGCGGCTGGGGCAGCGGCTTATTTTCTTAATCCACCAGTCGGTGGGAAGTATCAAACTTGACAATTAGACGGTATGAGACAGACAACAACAAACAATATCACGATTCAATACCCGGACGCTGTAGGCTTCGCATTCTTGCCTTGCATCATCAAGGCAAGCGGATCGGGTGTTGCGAGCATCGAGGCAACCATCAGCAGGGAGAGCAAGACGTACACGTACAGCGTGGAAGCGTTTGCGGACAATTGCATCATGGACTACCGGGAATATGTGCAGGCACTCTTCGATGGCATCAGCTTCGGAAACATCGACTACAGCAGGGAGAGCCAGAAGAGCAACATCGGGGCAGCGTTCGATGTTTCGGTGAAGGTCAAGAACAGCGAGGGGAGCGACCTTGCTACATTCAGCTACACGACCTTCTACGTGTGGGGAGCGATGAGGGCAGGCGAGACGTGGAACGGATTCAAGAGGCTCACTTGGTTCACGCATTTCCCATTCTCCTTTGGTCTTTATACCAATGCTGCTTCCCAGATACTTGTCGGCTACGAGGGAGCACCAAACAAGTTAGTTAAGCCGGGCATCGCTGGCATCGTGGACATCAATGCCAGCGTTCTGCCAAGCGCTGCGAGGTACTGGAACATCTACGACTACGATGGAAAGATAGAGCAGGGAACGTTCACGGACGTTTTCGACCTTACCTTTGCGATGGCGAGCGGTGGCAAGCAGTCTCTCCTTGCAAGGATAGAAAGAAACGACACGGAGAAGGGCATTTATCTTCGGTGGGTTGACCGACACGGCTTTTACCGTTACTGGCTCTTCACGCAAGGCGATGAGAGCAGGGCGATAAGCAGCGACACCAGCTTCATTCGCAACAACCTAGGAGGGTATGACGATACGATATTCGGCTACCTCGGAGCGAACGGCAGAAGGCAGGGCTACAGCAGGGAAGACACCATACCGCTTTGCGCACCATTGGTAGACAGCGAGACGTTCGATTTCCTGCAAGACCTAGCCAGCAGCCCGGTCGTGGATATGTACCTCGGTGGCGACAAGTGGCAGAGTGTGACAATCAAGGCAGGAACCTACACCAAGACAACAGCAGAGTTGCAGGATTTCGTCTGCAACATAGTTATTAACAATACACAGATTCAGCAGCTATGACAGACCAGCAACTTTACATAGACGGTGTTCTTATGGATATGAGCGAGGAATCGGCAATCACGCTCGACATCAAGAGCAATCTTTTCCGTGATATTACGAAAATGACCGCCAACACAACATACACCATCAACCTGCCCAAGACAGCGCACAATATGGCTGTGCTGGAGTTTGCAGGGAAACCGAGCACCAGCAGCAAATACCCCTATATCTTCCACACAGCACGATATTTCCGAAACGGACTTGAGATTATCCACAGCGGAAGGGCAAGCGTTCTGAGCGTAAAGGAAACCATCGAAATTTCGATTTATTGGGGATTGTTTCAAGCATTGGCAACGCTGCAATCGTCCGACTTGAAGCTGAACGAGTTGAATTGCACAAAGCATCTGCGGTTCGCCAAAAGCAACAGCTACGACACCTACGAGAAGGCAATAGCGGATGGAGTATTCTATGGAAGATACGAAACGGCAGTGGCTAAGACATCAAGCGATGAATGGATGGGATTCGACCAAAACGTGGGAGGGAACAGCGACACGACATACTCACTCGTTGAAGGTAAGATAAGAACTGGAACAGAAATCGGAAAGTATGTATCGGGCGAAGTTTTGACCGATGAGACATACCAGTGTGCAATCATACCTTTCGAGGCTGGAATGAGAGCCACCATCAGCAAGGTTTTAGGCAAGGGACAATTCCGGACATGGGCAATACTCGACACCAACAAGAACGTTATTAGCCTTGCCGATGATGCCGGAAAGACTGAGTCAGAGACCCGTCCGGTGTTGTTTGCTCCTGATCCTATTCTCGGAATGTTCGTGAGTGCAGGAGCGTGCATCGCCAATCTCGAAACGAGCGTTGCCATGGAGACAATATCCATCAGGGTTCGGGCAGAGAAGGCTGGCTCTGTCGAATACGGAGCACTCGATACGAAGACAGGAGAGACAACACCATGGGGAACGTATGAGGTTGCAGCCGGAGAAACAGAAATTAATGTGGTAAAGAGCAAGCCTTCCGGTCTCCTCGTATACATTAAGCCTTCGGTAGATAAGATGATAGGTAAGTCGATGAGCACGTCTGTGGCGGCTTATTATCTCTCGGACGGTAAGTTATCCCAAGTGCAGGCGAGCGGAGAGTACAACGTTAAATATACGAGCGAGAGCATGCCAATTGATGTAGACCTGCAAGCACCAGCAACAGCGGTATGGCTTATCATCAACGCCATTAAAGCATACAGCACTGGCACGACTATTCTTGTTAAGAGTAAAAGCGAGACGGAGAGCAATGCGAGAGCGAGCACCCGTACGTTTGATGGAAGCGGCTCTTTTGGTGGAGGTGGCTCTTTCGGTAGTTCCTGGAGCAATGGAACAATCCAGCCAAGCGTTACGGCACAGTATATCCTAGACCTCGTCACGGCACAGACTGGTGTGGCATTCGGCTGGAGCAATCAAGCGAAAGAAATCATAAAGGGGCTTGCTGTACCGCTGATTACAAGGAAGGCAGATGCGCAGACGGTTGTAGGCAGCTTGGAGGGCACTTTTTTCCAAACAGAGAGCCTAGGTATTCTCGACTTCCAACCAACGAGCCTATCGGAGGTATTCGATGGGCTGGAGATTGGGCACAGATACAGCCAGCTGAATGTTAATATTGCCTGCAAGATGATTTTTGACGTTCAGATGAACTGGTCGTGGGACGCATCGAAGGTTACACCTAGTGGGCACAAATCATGGAGTTTTGGAGAGGGGAGCACTGAGTGGCAGGCATTCTACTCATACCCACCAAATTATATCGAAATGAAGGTTAAGCACAAGAACGATGACGGAACTTGGACGGAAACTCCATATATTGCAGGGTTGCAGCAGGATGAGACTTCTGGAAAATATGTGACTGATTATGAATCGGATAAGGTAAACGGCAGATTCATACACCTTGTAGCAGGACGAGGGGAGATAGATTTGGAAGAGGGCGACATCGTAACCTTCGAAATGAAGCACCCGAAAAATCTGGCATTATTTGGATTGAAGTGCTACAACGGACGGTTGACTGCCAGCATCAAGCAGAGCGATGAAGTACCCTACGGAGGAAATTTCCCTATCGGCAAGAACCTGCCCGACATCAAGGTAACTGACTTCTTGAAGTGTATCTGCATTCTGACATCAACATTTCCAAGCCAGCGGTTTATTGGTGGAACACTTACGTTTGCCGACATCGTGAACCTTTGGGAAGCCAAGGCGCAAGCGGTGGACTGGACGAAGAAACTCATCCCGAGCGAAGCCAGCAACCATCCAAGGCAGACCGATTTCAGTGTTGAGGACTACTGCCAGCACAATATTTACAGGTGGAAGGAAGACGACACCGTGTATCAGCAGCACGATGCGGATATGACTATAGACAACAAGACGCTGGAGTATACGCAAGACGTCTGTACGCTACCATTTGCAGCCACGGACGGAAACCGCATACCGATATACGAGTGGGAGAGCAAGCAATCCACGTTTGGCAACACAACGTACACCAGACAAGTCGCAACGAAATACAAGGCATGCAAAGACCGAATAGTGAACCTGACGAAGAACGATGCCGGCTATGCGGAATTGGCTTTCAACATCGACCTTCAGGACATCTTCGACAACAAGCTGGAGAAGTTGAGAAAGACGGTGGCGAACCCACACCATATTGTGGAGCGGTTCAACCTTTCCGATTTGGAGATACTGAACTTTGACGAAACGAAGCCAGTGTACCTTGCCCAGTACGGAGCGTATTTTGCGGTTTTAGAAATCAAGACAACAAGCAGCGGATATTGCGAGGTTACAATGATTGAGTTGAACAACTAAAAAGAACGAACTATGGTAAGTGAAGACAAACAGCAGATTCTTGACATCAAGGTCAAGTACGAGGATGCAATCTATGGCATCATCAGATACAAGGAAAAGATAGACCAGTTGAAGGCAAGCATCAAGGACTTGCAGCAGCAGGAGAAAGACAAGACCATCACGACAAACGAAATGAAGGTTCAGACGGAAGCCATCAACGCAACCATCAAGGAGTATCAGTACAACGTGCGTGCCCTGCAGAAGGAGATCCAGAACAACGTGCGCACAGAGAACGAGCAGGAGGGCAGCTTGAAGCAGCTGCGTGCCCAGCTTTCCAATGCCACCAAGGCTTACGATGAGATGAGCCGTGCCGAGCGTGATAGTTCCAAGGGTCAGGAGATGCAGGAGCATATCCAAGACTTGATAGAGGAGCTGAAAGAGGCTGAGGAGGCTACTGGAAGATTTCAGCGCAGTGTCGGCAGCTATTACGATTCCATGATGAAGGCGGCTGACGACCTACAGAACACCGAGTTTTTCGGTTTTGATGTTGTTAATGATACTGGAATCGGAAAGGTCATGGAAATGGGAAAGTCCGTGGAAGACCTAAGGATAAAGTTTGGTGCGTTGAAAAATACGGCTCTTTCCTTATTGACCAACCCTTATTTCCTCGCCATGGCAGGTGTGGCTGGTGTCGGAATGGCTTTCAAATGGTTCTATGACTACAACAAGGGCATAGAGGAAGCCACACGCAAGACCATGCAGTTCACTGGGCTTTTCGGTGACGAAATGAAATCAGTGAGAAATCAAGCCTTGGCAATCAGCGAGACGTTTGGCGTGGATTTTGGCGAAACCTTGCAATCCGCAAATGTAATGAGCAAGCAGTTCGGCATCAGTGTATCAGAATCGCTAAAGCTCTTGCAAGATGGCTTTGTGGCTGGTGCGAATGCTAGTGATGGGTTCCTAGAGAACGTGAAGGAATACCCAACGTACCTGAAGGAGGCTGGATTGAATGCGGAGCAATTCGTGGCAATTTCAACCAACGCCACCAAGCAGGGAATATTCTCTGATAAGGGTCTTGACACCATCAAGGAGGGTAATCTTAGACTTCGAGAGATGACTACCGCAACAGCAGCCGCATTGGATGGCATAGGTATATCAAGCAAGAAAGTTCAGAAAGAACTGCAAAACGGTAGCAAGACCACATTCGACATCATGCAGGAGGTCGGTAACAAGCTAAAGGAGTTCCCTGCTTCATCAGCCAAGGTAGGAACAGCCATCGCAGATATATTTGGAGGTCCTGGCGAGGATGCAGGACTAAAGTACATCGAGACCCTCGGAGACATTGAGATGAACATGGATAAGGTCAAGGAACAATCCGGTGATGTTGCCAAGGCTCAGGAAAAGCAGGTGGAAGCCAACAAGCGTTTGAAGGATACCGCAAGTGCACTCTTTGACGTTACTGGTGGCGGCTTTGAAATGATGAAGGCTCAGGCGGCAACATTCGTAAGCAACCATCTAACGAAACTATTGAGGGCTATCATCAACCTCTATAACCAAAGCGTGGCATTTAGGGGATTGATTCAGTTGATAGGCTTTGCGTTTAAGTCTGTCGGGCAGGTTGCCTTGCTTGCCTTCAACATCATCATAGATGCCATTAAGCTTGTTGCAAGACCAGTGAGGGGACTGTTGCAGATGTTTGAGGGCTTTTTCTCCTTTGACGTGAATAAGATGCGAGACGGCTTCAACTCCATCTTTTCGGGTCTTGGCAATACCGTGAAGGAGGCTTGGGGAGACTTGAAGAAATTCGGCAGCGGAATGGCTGATGCTATCGTGGGTGGCATGAAGAATACTTTTAACCATGCTAACATCAAGATACCAGTCAGCGCAGATGCGCCATCCATGGCGACCGCCACAACCGACAATACAAAGCTCAAGGACGGCACTAATATCGCCAGCACTACCCCTAAGACCAAGAAGGAGAAGGCAGCAGCCGACAAGGCGGCAAAGGAGGAAGCCGAGCGCAGGAAGAAGCAGGAAAAGGAATTGCAGGAAGCGATTGCGCTTATCCAGTACAAGTACAACGAGCAAGTAATGGACGCAAAGAAGCGATACCTCGCAGGCATGTACGACAACGAGCGAGACTATAGCAACGACCTCGAACAGCTTGAGAAGAACATGGTAGCGAGGAGCATTGACGCATACGTGGCGGCAGGGCAAATCGGAGCGGAAAAGGCGCAGGAAATGCAGGCAAAACTTCTCGACATCATGATAAAGGCGAAAGCTGACTTAAAGAACCAAGCCAAGGAGATTGTGGACGAACTCAACAAGGAGTTCGAGGACGCAGAGAAGGCACGCAAGGATGCGGACATCATGAACGGTGGCACTGGAGAGGAAGACGATACAGCCAAGCTTGAGAGATACAAGGCTTTCCTTCAGAGCAAGATGGACGCCTACAAGAACTATGCAGCCGTGCAAGAGCAGCTACAGAAGGATTTGAGCGATGCAGAAGTCAAGGAGCAAGAGGAAGCCAACAAGAAAAAGGCAGCTTTGACGGAAGAGCAACTGAAAATGATGAGCGACATGATACAAACCATGGGAGACGGTCTGTCCGAGTTCTTTGAGAGCGAGGATAAATCGCTGCACTCATTCCTCAAATCTATGCTGACATCAATACTTGACGCAATCGAGATAGCTGTTAACGCTTACTATGCTCAAATCCTCGCAAAGGAGATTGCAAGCAAGTCGTGGGGAGGTGTTGCGAGTGCAGCAGCATTAATGGTACTTATCAAGGCAGCCTTTGCAGGAGCAAAAGCACTCGTCAAGGGCTTCTCCACTGGTGGTTACGTCCAAGGCTCGGGCACTGGAACGAGCGACAGCATCCCGGCAAGACTTTCCAATGGCGAGAGCGTAATGACCGCCAAGGCGACTTCGATGTTCAGCCCGATATTATCCGCATTCAACCAGCTAGGCGGTGGTGTTCCTATCGTAGCCAACAACGGAGGCAGCAATATCGGCATGGATATGCTGGCAGCAGCTGTAGCTAGAGGGTATCAGATGGCTCCACAGCCAGTAGTGAGCGTTGAGGAAATAAACCGCACCCAGCGGAGAGTGCAGACGATAGAGAATATCGGCAGGCTCTAAGGTTGCAGTTATTTAATCAAGATTTGCGTTCTGAGCGGTTTTCGCTTGAAGGTGGTAAAGTTACACACCCAAGGCAATAAAAGCCGCTCAGAACGCAAAATTTGGGCTTGTTTAGAAAAATTAACTGCTTACGAGATAAACATACCAAAAATAATCGTATCTTTGCAGCGTTTTAAAACTTAAAAATAACGATTCAATGGCAAAACTCAGAATATACAACGACATCGACAGCCAAGACAACAAGTTCTGGTATCAATGGTGGGGAGGTGATTGCGTGTGTTTTCAAGACATAGATGCTTTTGCAGCAAGCATACCGAAAGACGATGATACAATCGATATGCGCATCTTCTGCAATGGCGGCTCTGTTGTCGAAGGTTGGGCGATATACGACCGACTGCGGCAGAGCGGCAAGAAGATTTCCTGCACCGTTGAGGGCAAGGCAGCATCCATGGCAACAATCATCATGCTCGCAGCACCAAAGGAGAGCCGCAAGGCATACGAGAACGCTGCATTCCTGCTGCACAATCCGTGGGTTCCTGGCTGGGGGTTGGGCGACCAGCTGAACGCAAAGGACTTGAAGAACCTGGGCGAGGAAATGCAGATGTGGCAGGATAAGATGGTGGACGCATACGTAGAGCGGTGCGAGTGCGATAGGGAAGAGATACAAGCCTTGATGGATAAGGACATCTTCATCAACACCAGCGAGGCTTTGCGCCTAGGTCTTATCAGCAGCACCATTGTACCACTCAGCGCAAGCGCATCAAAACGCAACATAGAAAATTTTATTAATTCAAAACAACAAAATCCAAAAGCAATGGAGAAAAAGACAGAAGTAAAGGCTTCTCTCCTCGACAAGATTCTCGCCAAGTTGGGCGTGAAGACACTGGAGGAAGCAGAGCAGGTGGTGGAAGAGCCACAAGCCAAGGCAGAGCCAAAGGCGATGGAACTCAACACATCGGACGGTCAAGTTCTGACCGTTGAGCGTGAAGAGGGAGATCCACAAGTTGGCGACAAGGCAAGTCCGGACGGAACTTTTGAAATGCCGGACGGTAAGACAATTGTTGTCGAGGACGGTGTAATTACCGACATTCAGACCGCAGACAACACCGACAACGACACCGACAATGAGGGCGGTGAAGGCGGTGATGGCGGCAGCGCATCAAGCACCGACAACGAAACCGTAGCCAAGTTGAAACAGCAGGTAGCAGCACTCAAACAGCAGTTGAACGACACGAAGGCACAGCTGGCAGGCGCACAGAAACTCGCAAAGAGCAAGGAAGACATGCGCATTCTGAATGCCGTGAAGATGGCAGGCGGTGCGGAGAAGGTGTTGGCAGGCTACAGCAGCCACTACCAGCCAGCGCAGCGACAGCCAAGCGGCAAGGGCGCAGGCGACAACGTGAACGCTGTCGAGGAAGGCAAGAACGCCATCAAGGAGAGACTTGCCAAGCTCCACAGAAAGGGCAAGAAATAATCAAGTATTAACCCATTAAATCAAAAGAAAATAATGGCAGGATTTACAAAACAGCAACTCGAGAACCTTAAACTCGAGCCAGAAAACCTCGCAAGCATCAAGGATGCCGTGCAGGAAACCTTCTACAACGATGAAGATTTCTCTTCATTCGTGAACATTCAGAAGGTCAAAGAGAAAGACCCTATCGCTCTTCTCGGAGAGATGGAAATGGTCGGTAAGAAGGGTGGCGGTTGCGACCCTACCTACGAAGAGAAGGGAATCGCCAACTCTCAGAAGCGTTGGGAACTCGGACAGTGGGAAATCCCTCTCAAGATTTGCTACGAGGCATTGAAGGGAACCATCGCAGAGTATTCATTGAAGACTGGTACAGCCATTGGCGACCTCACCAGCACCGACTTCATGACAATCTATGCAGATGCACTCCAGCGAGCCATGCAGCAGATGATTTGGCGTTTCGGCTGGCTTGGCGACAAGGAAGCAGCACTGGCAAGTGACGAAGGTGGCGGTGGCGGCAAGCTGACAGCAGGCTTAGATGTCAGTAATTTCAACGTCTGCGATGGTCTGTTCAAGCGCATCTTTACAGCCACAGCGACCAAACATACCGCCATCGCAGCCAACAGCGAGACCACGGCAGCATTGCAGATTTCTGCATTGCGCAAGAGTGGTGCGGCTACTACACTTGTAGACACCATTTTGATGGATGCAGACACACGTATCGTTGACGACAGCGATGCCGTATTGCTCATGACACGCTCGCTTGCTGACGCATTGACCTACGACCTCAAGAAGACCTACCACGACATTATGCCATGGGAGAAGTTGTTCGATGGCTTCGAAGTAGCGACCTACAACGGAGTGAAGATTGCACGTGTCGGCATCTGGGACAGAATGATTAAAGCATACGAGAAGGGCGCAACGACTGTCAACCTTCCACACCGTGCGGTATTCTGCAATCCGAAGCACCTTATGATTGGTACAGATGCAGACAACCTCATCAGCGACCTCGACATCTGGTTCGACCAGAAGGAGCGCAGAAACTATCTCTACGCTACCGGAAAGATTGGCACGGCTCTCCTCGAAGAGGACATGATCCATGCAGCTTACTAATCGCTCCAAATTTTTAGTTTAGTATTAAGTTATTTTGACAATCCTCAACACCCACAAAACGGTGTTGGGGATATAACAATTAAAAACGAATTAATATGGCAACAACTTGCGAGAGCCTTATCGCTCAGGACATCATCATCCCTTGCGAAGACCAAGTAACAAAGGGACTGGAGGGCGATGGACTTATCATCAACCGAGACGACATCGACTTCACCAAGTCCGTTGTAGCGGGCAATATAATTAAAACATTAGTTTTGAAGACTGGCAAGAAAGCATACGCTATCCGGCAGGAAGGCAGCAAGCCATTCACTGGAACCAAGACCGAGCTGACCGTTGGCACGTACCGCAACAGCTGGAAGAACACCGTAGCAGTCGTGGTATTGGCTAACACACCTGACGTTTGCGCCAATATCATTGACGGACTGGCGAATGGAAAGTTCGTTATCATCCTTCGCAACCTCTCTAAGGGAGCGGAAGGAAAGGCAGAGTATCAGGTATTCGGATATGCGCAGGCACTGAAGGCAAGCGCAGGCGAGAACGACAAGTACTCAGACGATACCGAGGGCGGCTGGCTTATCACGCTGGAAGAGGAGAGCGTACCAAAGGCAGCTTACTTCTTCTTTGACACCGACAGCGAGACAACAGCAGCCAAGTATCAGAGCCTTCTGACGGAAGCAGCAGCGTAGCCTATGACATACAAGGAAGCAACAGCCAAGGTCGGGGAGTTGAAGGCACGTTTCGACAGTCCCTTTGATGCAACTGACAAGGCAGTTATAGAAACTCTATATTTCGAGGTAACACGCAAGCGTTTAGTTCCGACAACCTGCCAGCAGTGTTACCACGATGCTTTAATCGAAATTTATCTAAAACTCAAAAAAGAAAAGGCAATGCCAAAAACATGTAATTACGCAATGAAGGCAGGTTTTATCATTTCCTGCCCGGACTTCTACCATGGTAAGATTTTCACGAACGAGAACCTGACCGACAAGGTAGCGCACGAATATCTGACGAAGTACCCACACATGGAAAGCTACTTCCAAAAGATACCCAGCGATGAACTCATCGAGAACAAGCAGCCGCCAGCAGGCAGCGACAGCGGTGCAGATGATACCACCGGGAAAGATCCTGCCGAAAAAGCAGCAGGCAGCGACAAGAAGAAAGACCTCGACCAAGCCGAAAAAGCAGGCAAGGAAGAGTAACAAAACAACAAGTAAAACGACACAAGCAATATGAACGTTAAGACAGTTAAGAAGCCAAAGCGAAGGGTTGATATTGGCTACGTAAGCCGATTTAAGATGCAGGCATACGGATATGATAATCTTTATCCGCAGAACCTCGCACGCATCACTGAAGCCAGCGGAACGGCAATGCTGTGCCTTAACCGATATGCCCGATTCATTGAGGGTTACGGCTTTGATAGCGACATTCTAGCATCGTTGGCGATGAACCAGCAGGGGGACACGGCAGACGATTTGCTCCGGAACGTAGCGCAAGACCTCGCACGCTTTGGAGGCTTTGCCCTTCATGTAAACTACAACGTTCTAGGGCAGGTGTCGAGCGTGAGCCACGTACCCTTTGAAAATTGCCGCCTTGAAGAGACGGACGACAAGGGGAGCGTGGCGCACGTCTTGCTGCATCCTGACTGGGAGCAGAAGAAAACGAGGAACGGAAAGCGGTTGATGGTGAACGAGAAGACTATTGAGCGCATCAACGTCTTCAACCCCGACCCCGACATCGTTCTTGAACAGATTGAAAACGCAGGCGGCATCGACAGCTACAAGGGGCAGATTCTGTGGCAGAGCCTAGACGGACAGTTTATTTATCCTACAGCCAGCTACGATTCAGCAATCACGGAGATTTCGACCGATGAGGGACTGGGCAACGTCAAGATGAGAAACGTCCGCAACAACTTCCTCGTATCGTGTATGCTCGTAACCAAGAAGGGCGTGCCTAAGTTCAACGAGGAAGGCGAAGAGGTGGAGAGCGGACAGATGATTTCCGATGAAGACCTTTTGCAGTTCCAAGGGGACGAGAACACAGCGAAGATTCTTGCGGTCGAGGTGGAGAACGAGGAAGATGAGCCGAAGGTTGTGGCTTTCCCTACGAAGAACTTCGACAAGGAGTTTTCCGTGACCGACAGCAGCGTTATTGAGCGCATCTACGCACAGTTTCATCAAGAACTCTTCTACTCCATCCGTATTGGCAAGCTGGGATTCAGCGGGCAGGTGATGCAGGACGCTTACGAATACTATGCTGGCGAAGTGACAACCGAGCAGCGTTTCATCGAGCGAGCCTTCAAGAAGATTTTCGAGAATTGGCACGACCCAGCCATTCAGAACCTAGACCCCAAGCTACAGCCGCTAAAGTATATCAGCAGCGAGGTGGCAGGGAACAACACGATAGACTAATTGATTGAGCCTATGGGAGAACAAAGAAAACAACTTATCACGGTTGATCAGTTCCGAGAACTGGCACGACCGACCAGCACACACCTAGATGAGGATGATGTGAACGCATACATTCGGGAATGCGAAGATGCGAACATCATACCAGCCATCGGGTATGAGCGGTTCAAGGCAGCGACCGAGCAGGGAGAGTGGGGCGATTCAGTATTGCCCGATTTCCAGCCTGCGGTATTCCTGGACGGTGGCGAATACACTACCAAGAAGGAGGGCGATTGCAGCCAAGAAGAAACCAAGGTGCAGAAGTACACCAGCGGAATACGCAAAGCACTCGCTTATTTCACGTATGCGAGGCTTTTTCGTGCCGATGGCACAATTATAAGCCGAGCAGGTGGAATGCGCCACAGAGACGATTATTCAGACCATGTTCAAGATTTGTCGAACAACAAGCAATACAACGACATCATGGACATGGCAGAAAGATATTTATCAGATGCACTCGAATATCTCAAGGCATTCACATCGAAAGGGGAAGTGAAGGCACAGAGAGGAACTAGGGCACACATTCACGCAATAGGCAACTAAAAGCACATAAGACATGAACGAGGATATTCAAAAAATGCTCCGTATGGCAGAGCTGATACGAGATGCAACGCAGGTTGGAGAAAACACAGCGGTGCGTGTCGGCACGGAAATTTACGACATCGTTGTCGAGTTAAGCAGGATGCTTGCCATGATGGACGATAAACTGGAGAACGATGCAGTCGTTAGGATTATCAAGAGTGAACTCGCCAAGATAACAATAACGGAAGCGCAAATTGCGGATGGGGCGATAACGGCAGCGAAGCTTGCCGATGGCTCTGTAAAGAACAGACACCTAGCATCCAATTGTGTGACCTCAGATAAACTACAACCGGGAGCGGTCAAACACGACCATCTGACCGAGGACTGTATATCAACTGGAAACATCAGAGACGGCAGCGTGACAGCAAAAAAACTCGGCACGGACATCTACAAGGATATTTCAAACAGAGTGACCGACATCGTGACGAAGGACTTCCCTCCAGCAATCACGGAGGAACAGATAACAGATATTACTAGTAAATAACAATTTAAAACAATAGATTATGCAATTTCTAGACGCAATTGGACTTGCTTCCTTTTGGGAGAAGATTAAGAACTGGGTTAATATTAATTATTTATCATTAACTGGTGGTACAATTAGAGGAAGTGTGTCTTTTTTAAATGAGGCAGACGGTGGTAAGTCTATAAGAATAGACCCATCCAATATTACTAATAGTAAGTATGGGGTTAATTATCTTTTTGCAAGTGGAAAAATGATTCCTATTGGTGAAGCTAATGGTGTTGCAGGACTTGATTCAAATGGCTGTGTTCCATTAGACCAATTAGGTAATCTTGATACTACAGTTGCAGAAGTAGTAACTGCTCTTCCTACAACTAATATTAAGAAGCATATTTATCTTATTAAAGATGCTAGTGGTGTTACACAGAATCAATATGAGGAATATATTTATACTGGTGATACCAGTGCAACTTATGATGCTTCAAAATGGGAGAAACTCGGAGACTTCCGTGCTACAGTAGACCTTGCAGATTATGCTAAGAAAGATGAGGCACTACATGATTTAAACGCTCAGTATGCCAAAAACTCTGTTTTCATTATATTTAATGATGTAAATGGATCACCAAGAGCTTCTATTGAACTGTATTCAGCTGCAAGTAATAGAGCTGGTCTTATGACTGGACCAGATAAAGATAAACTAGACCTGTTTGATACATCAAAGGTTACATCTAGTATTGATGTTGCTAAACTTTTAACTGTAGATTATCAGGGTATAACAATGAAGAGAGAGGCATCACGTTTAACAGTAGTATTAAATACTCTTGATAAATCAAGTAGTACATTGGACTTTACAGCAGCTTCTCCCAATCTAGCAGGTCTTATGTCAGGAGCAGATAAAACTAAGCTTAATGGAATAGCTTCTGGTGCTACTGCGGACAGCGCAATCCCAATATCGGTAATTGATGCATTAAATTAGAAAGGAGGTTTGTATGAATTTCTTAGATGAAAGTGGACTAAAGAAGCTTTGGACGAAAATAAAAGCAAGTCTTGGCACAGCTATTGTTAATACTTATGATTATAGAACTGAAGTAGACAACACAGGATATATAAGTATTCCATTTGTTGCAAATCATCAGATTGTTAATATGGATTATTCACAGAATATCAACGTATATGATTGGTTTCAAAAGGCATCGAGAGGAGGTATCTTGGAGATATTCTTCGCAGGAGCACAAGGAGGTAACATTTATTGCCATACCAATAATAATCACTACATGTATAAAATGCAAGTATCATCACATGGTCCACTTCTTAATAAGATTGACCATTTGGCTATGTCATGGAATATCTATGTACGCTTAATCAAGACAGATGATACTACACTTGTTGTTGCAGAGTTTGTTCAAAACAAATAAAATTGTATAAATAAAATAAATTATTATGAGAAATAAAACAGGTAGAGCAAAACCAGTAACTCCTAAAGCAGGAGTTACTAAGACCTCAAGAAGATATGCTTGTGGTGGTAAACTTGAACTCTAAGTCGCTGACTTTAGAAATTTAAAAGTAAGACAATATGAAGAAGAATAAGAAACAATTACATGAAGCACTGGCTGTGCTTCTTACTAAATTATCATCGGCAAGGGACAATCCCCTGCTGATGGATAACTACGCTGTAAAAGCCTTGCGCACGGTTCTTTTGGATTTTAAGGAATCGGGCGAGCTTCAGAAGCATACAAGGAACAGATACAATCCACGCTGGAGAGTGACAACCCCTGGGTAGCTATGATGATGAAGTCAATTGGCGCAGATCCTTCTATTAAGAAGAGCATGACCGATGAAGCCATTGATGGAATGATTGATTCTATGTTGGGCAACGATTAAAACATTTTATTATGAATGACAAGGAGAAAGAACTATGGCGAGTTATAGACAACGTAATTAAGTGTTGCGCTATTGAACTGCCGAGCGGAGAGTTGAGCATTACGAGAGAAGACGTTCTCGGCAAGTCGAGAGCAGAAAACCTCGTAATGACACGATGTATGGTCGTTGAGCAGATGATACACGCAGGATTCAGCATAACGACCATTGCGACCGTATTAAACCGCACCGTTCCAGCAGTGAGACATCTTTGCAAGATGGCTTACACTTATCTCAGCACGTCTCGAGTTTATCGACTTGCCACGGCACAAGCGACCCTTCTTAACAAGGACGTTGAGCCGATTTGTGTTTAATCAAAAAATAAAAAGAAAATAACCAAAAGCGTTCTTTGACAATAATTTGATAAATACCAGTGTACTAACTTTTTGGAGCGAGCCAAAAATCAGAGTAACTTTGCAGCGGATTCCAATATTTGGTTTCCGCAACGTAATTAACTCAAAATTTTATGGCAGACACTATCGAAAAAGTTTATTGCACTGGGGACGGTGGCAATGACAACCTAGCAGCAGCGTTGCTCGCTAGAGGTAGAGACAATGATCCAGCGACTATGCTGGCAGCAATGAACGGTGGTATGGGTGGAGGTTGGAACAACCCATTCGCCTACATGATGATGCTGGGAATGTTCAGATTCATGTACGGTGATGGCTGGAACGGACAGAACGGCAACGTTCAGCGTTCCGAAATCCAGTCTCAGATTGACAGCCTTCGCACTCAGATGAGCGACAACCACAACAGCGACTTGCTGATGGGAGCAATCCAGGGCAACAACCAGGACTTGAAGACGCTGGCGGCTAACTTGAACTGCGACTTCAACGCATTGCAGTCTTCTGTTTGCGGCATTCAGGCAGGCATCCAGCAGATAAGCGGACAAGTTGGTTATTCGGCAGAGCGAGTAATCAATGCCATCTCGCAGGGTAACTTGCAGATGACCATTGCACTGAAGGACTGCTGCTGCCAGACACAGCAGAACATCATTAAGATGGGCTACGACAACCAGCTGGGGCAGAAAAACATCGAGAACTCAATGCAGCGAGGGTTCGATTTCAACAACCGCAGCATAGAGCGAGGCTTCTCTGCACTAGGCTATCAGATGCAGCAGGACAAGTGCGACATCATCCGCTCGAACCAAGACAACACCCAGCGAGTTATCGATGTGCTGAACAATCACTGGCAGCAGGATTTGCAGCAGCGGTACAACGATGCACGCCTGGAGTTGAGCCAGCAGCGACAGAACGCTGAACTTATTGCAGCGTTGAAGACCACCACAACCACCACTGGTGCGTAGGCGGTCTGAACAAAATCTATCAAGGGGCAACTCGCTGTTCTATCAGTGAGACCCCTTTTTGTCTATTTATCGAATTATCTAAAAAGAGCGCATTATGGAATTTAAAAATATTCAAAGAAATCACCCGGTCTATCTGCTAGACAAGCAGACGGTGGAAGTTAAGGAAGGCAAGGTCGTAGACAACCAGCCGCACATCAACACTGGTATCGCAACCATTTCCAGCAGCGGACAGCCCATGAGAGACGTGACAATCGAGGTGGAGGGAAAACAGACCATCTACACCATACCCGAACACCTCGGAGTTACCTTTGCAGGCGAAACCGTACTGGCAACCGATAAGGCAGACCTTTTGCCCGAAGTTGGGAAATTGGTAAATGAAGCTGATGAGATAATCAAGGCATACGAGCCAAGCAAGGAGCGGAAAGCCAAAGGCGAAGAACTTCTTGCAGCTTTGAACCCGGCAATCAAGGAGAAGCAGGAAACCGAAAAGCGTTTCAAGGCACTTGAGGGCGATATAAGCGGCATTCGTGGCATGGTTAAACAGTTACTCGACAAACTAGGATAGGAGGGCGCACAATGAAGAAAATAATCGTTATGCGCCATTCTTGCGATAGCGAGGAAGAGCGACACCAGCACCAAGAGAGCGACATCATCCACGGCTTACCATACGAGAAGGCAGCAAAGGCACTCATGGGAGCCAGCGGATATGTGGCATACGTAGCCAAGCACGGCTACCACTTCACGAAGCAGCTAGCAATCAAGGCAAGCGAGCAGATGAAGAACGTAGACGGAACGAGCCACCGTTGGACGGTAGACGAAATCCGGCTAGCGACAAACAACGAGATAATCTCCAAGGGCGCAACCATCGGGGATATTCTCTATTTGGCTAATATGGCTTATGCGGACTTCTACCCGAAGGTAATCAAGACCGAGAGCGACTGCGTACAGTATGCTATTGCCGTAGCCAGTGATCCGGACGGATACGAGGGTATGGCATTCTGCAGGTGGACGGCAGACATCATCGGGAAGGGTGTTACCATCGACTGGGAGAAATTGGAATAAACCAAAAAATAAATTGATATGAGCGAAGTATTTCACGATTTTCAGGTGCACCACCTTTATTTGTGCGCCCTAGTAATTTTTATCTGTTTCGCTACAATTCTGATAGCGATGACAATTGACCTGATAGCAGGCATACAGAAAGCGAAGGAACTGCATGTTGCAAGAACTTCAACCGGATTGAAGAAGACGTGCGACAAGGCGAAGAAGTATTTCCCGACATTCGGTATCGCTTCGCTTATGGACGTGGCTACGTGTGTTATCTCTCCCTTCCCTATGTTCGCCATCGCCTGGACGGTGTATCTGCTTTTGTGCGAGTTTAAGAGCATCCGGGAGAAAGCATACGAGAAGGCTGAGATACGCAAGCAAGACCGCACAATGCAGGTGATCCTCGAAAATAAGGACGAGATTGCGAAGGCGATTGTCGAGATAATGAAAGAAGAGCGAAAGAAAGGAGGAGACAATGAGGATAACTAGAGCGCAACTTCTAAAGGTAATGCCGAATGCAGGCAGCAGGGCAGACACCTACCTTCCAATCATCAACGGATGGGCAGAGCATTTCCACATTAACACCCCACTGAGGATGGCTCATTATCTTGCGCAAATTGCGCACGAATCCGGTGAGCTCAGATATACCAAGGAACTGGCAAGCGGCAGAGCCTACGAGGGCAGGAAAGACCTCGGAAACACCCAGCAGGGCGATGGCGTGAAGTATAAGGGCAGGGGATTGATACAGATTACCGGGCGAGCCAACTACCGGAAGTATGCCAATTATTGCGGCTTCGATGTTGTGGAAAGTCCCGAACTCCTGGAGCGTTCTCTGGGAGCAACGAAATCCTCGATGTGGGTATTCGACACCTTCGGCTGCAATGAGTTGGCAGACCAAGACAACTTGAAGGCTATCCGAAGGAAGATAAACGGAGGGTACAATGGACTGGCAGCCTGCGAGAAGTATTTGAAGCGAGCCAAGGAAGCCTTGGAAATCAAGGTGCTTGCGTAATAAACATATCAATCTAAAGTTTATAAAGTATGGAAAATTCAAGAAAAGGGCGAAATTTGCGTTCTGTGGCGTTATTTCTCGCCATGCTTATAATTACCCCACTTTTGATTTTTGGCTGTTCCTGCGCCAAAACAGCCGCAAATAACACGGTTTATCACGACAGCACACACACCAGTGCAAGACGTGACAGCGTGAACCAGCGACAGATCCACTGGCAGGACACCCGGCAGCACGACAGCGTATTCAAGCAGGACAGCGTGCTGGTGTACATCAAGGGAGACACCGTAATAAAGGAGCGGTGGCACAATCTTACGACCACCAGATGGAAAACGACAACAAAGACCGACACCATCGTGGGCGACATTTATAAATTCGTGACCGACACCGTAAAGGTAAAGTATTACGTGAACCGATACAAGACCAAGGAGGTAGAGAAGCCAGCGAGCACATGGCATAAGATAAGAGTATTCGCTGGCGATTGCGTATTGCTGTTCCTGGCAATCTTTGCGGTTTGCTGGATAAAGGAGCGCATCAAGAAGAGAGTTCAGTAGGTTCAATCATAATATCAATTTCAAGAAGGGCAGGAAGCGCAGGAGAGCGTTTTTCTGCCCATTTTTTGTGCGAAGAACACTTTTCATTGAGAGAAAAGGGGTAGGGGATATGAGTGTTAGATTATATTCATTCTAGCTAATGCGTGCAGGTTATTATTATATAGAGCGTGGAAAACTACCCTAGAACGACCAAAAACGACCGAAAATAGCCGTGCTTACGACATAAACAGCCAATAAAAGTTAAAATATTAATATCTTTCGGGAAAAATTTTGGTGGAACCGAAAAATATTAATATCTTTGCATTGTGTTTAGGAGATAAGCACATTAAACATTCAGTAACTAAGCCCTAGGCAACACGGTCAAGCCAACGAAAATGAAAAAGTCAAGTTCAAACGTTTTAGAGTTCACTACAAAGTTCATCAACTCTAACTTCCGTATCAAGGTCTTCGGACGCACAGAGGATGGCAAGAAGATAAACACACTCGTAGGAGTAAGCGGAATCTTGAAGCTCATCGGAGCGGAACTTTTCAACAAGTTCATCAAGCGAGCATTGAAGGCTGGTATGGACGCTTGCCGCTGCGCACTCAGAAGAGGATTGGTTGTAACATTGTACGCTAAGTAATCAAGGGAGGGTGAAGCTATGAAGAAGTATTTTGTAAACGGAAAAAAGATATCCGAGACAGAAGCAATCTTGATTGATATGGAGAATAAGAGATTGCAACAGAGCAACAACATTGCAGACTGGGCAGGTATTCAATTTATAATTCAAAGATAGGAGACAAGACAATGGCAAGAGCAAAATATTACATCAAGAAACAAGTTGAAGGCGAGGAAATCGAGGAGCTGGCAAACTTTACACGCAAGGACAAGGCAGAGCAATTCTTGAACGGCTTGTTTAGGGAATATAAAAAAAACGATAATTTTTATCCACACTGGGTACGTCAAGGTTATTTCAAGACTGAATTTGCATGCTTAGGAGTGAATTGTACAACAGAGTATTGGATTGAAAAGTATTAATCAGCAGGGCGCAAGCCCTGCACAATATATCAAGATATGAAGGAATACGACAAGATACCAGCACAAGCAGTGGTCGAGGTGACGACCAGCTGGGGAAGAACCTGCCTGCGAGAGATTGGGCGAGACCTAAAGGAAGGCACGGTGCTCGATGGCTATTATTATCCGGTAAGCAAGGCTTTCGACTTTAATTGGAAGGGAGAGGGAGCAATGCTGTGGATCGAGGACAACGGAAGGCTTGTCAGTCTTGGAGAAGGGCAGGAGCATAAATACATGATGCTTGGTCGTCTATTATCCGATTGCAAGTACTTCCTTCGCAACCCATACGAGCGACACCTCTATTTTCCGAGCATCGCCCGGCACATGAAAGAAATGCGCCAGTACTGGCTGGAGTTGAATATCAAGCCGGAGTGGTTATCTTATAAGCAGATCGGCAGGCTGGAGCACAAGATGAACAGAATGAAAACGAAGTTGAACAGACAATTTAAAAAAGACAGAAGACAATGACAAAACAAGAGTACAGAGAAGCCTTGCACGAAATCAACGTGAAGGCTGAGAACGAAAGAAGAGTACTGGCAAGAGCATTTGCTACCGAGCACAGCCCAGTTAATGTTGGCGATTATATCAGCGACCACTGCGACACGATAAGGGTTGAAAGCTGGGATGTTGTGAATGGAACCTACGAATACCCCTTGCCTTGCCTCGTATATCGAGGTATGACCTGCAAGAAGGATGGCACGCCACGAAAGAACCCGAAGAGGTGTAGCATCTATCAGAGCAACCTTTTGCGAGTAAATGGAGAACCAGTAAAGAATCACGGATATGGAGAATAATAGAAGAAACATAAAGAGAACGAAGAAGGGTGCAGGCGCAACGGTCAAGCTAGTTGGCATACAGATAGACAACGACCTGCTGCCTTTCCTCAACGCATTGCCCAACAAGTCACGATTTATCAATGATTTGTTGAGGAAGAAATTTTTTGGCAAATAATTTGGTGTTTTCAAAGGAAAAGCGTACCTTTGCATCACTGAATGTTTAAAGTGGTCTCCACTTATTACCCCAGCGACTCGACTTTTTCACCGCTGGGGTATTTTTGTGCTCTTTTCCCGATTTACCCCGAAATTTGCGTTCTGTGGCGTTTACGTGGTAAGCACGTAAAACTATTCCCAAAAACAATTTGAGCCGTTTCTGCGGCAAATTCGCAAGAAATAAGGCTATTTTTTGTTGTATAGCACGTAATCAATAACCCTGCGGTTTGCTTCATCTACTCTCGATAGGTCTGCATTGATGTAGGTATCAGTTACCCGGACACCGAACGAGTGACCCAGCGCAAGCGACACCACGTCCTTTTGTATACCAATGTTGAAGGCTATAGATGCCCACGTATGGCGAGCGTAGTACGTAGTAAGCCCTGGGCGTACCTTTGCTAGTTTCTTATTAATCATGACCGTTGCGACATCAACGTTCCTGAAATGCTCCGAGAAACGAAGCAGCTTATTTTCCCCTTTGTATTTTTCGATGATTCGGAGAGCTTCGGGATGAAGGAGTATGGAGTAATGCCTGCCAGTCTTCGCCCGGTCGTATTCCAGTCTACCACGGACGATATTCTCCTTTGTCAAGGCAAACAAGTCACTCACGTTGATACCAATCAGCAGGAACATCAGCAGGAACATGTCGACCAGTTCATCACCACCAGCTTCGAAGATAGAGCGGATTTCCTCAACAGACAAATCTCGCTTTTTCGTTGTCTCAAGCCGGAGACTGTACCTGCGGAAAGGGTAGTTTTTCGTCTGCTCATTATCTATCGCAAGGTTGAAGACAGCAGCGACACAGAGCATCCTGCTGGCTCTGGTATTCCTAGACAAGCCTTCCTTTGCCATGAACGCATCGAAATCTTCAAGCCAAGAGCGGTTAATCTCATCGTATGTAAGCAGAGCCGCTTTTTCCTTCCCAAGGAAAGCTTCAATCTTTGCCCAAGTATATTTATATCTGTTTATCGTGTTCTTTTTCAGATTCCTGCCCTCGTAGGCAATGAAGCCATCACGAAGCAGGGCGACTTTCTCCCTTGCAGGCTCGGCTTCAAGCATGATTAAGTCCCGGAGTTCCCTAGCCGTAATGTCGCCACGGTATGTTTCCCTGCATTGCGCCTTCATCATCATTCTATTATAGAAATTAAGACGGTCAAGCAGGAAGTCGTTGATAGCATCACGATCCGGACGCTTGCGCACCTTGCAAGCCCTTTTATCCCATTCATCCTTCTTGCAGTATTGATTGAGGGATATGAAGGCAGTCCCACCATGGTGGTTGACAGCAAGCCGGATGGAGAACGTACCATCCTGCCTTTTTACCCTTGCATCTAAATATAGTCTAAGTGTTGCCATAATTCCGTGCAGTTTTTGTTCAGTTTATTTTCAGCGTTAAGAGCCGCAATTGTGCAACATGGTGCATGATTGCGGCATTTTCAAGTTATCAGAGCATCAGAGAACCCCTTTAAACACTGAGAAACACAGTAAAGTTGTACTTAAAATCATTGTCTTTTCCTTTCTTTTTTATGTTATTATCAATGTTATTT